TCAATTTCTTCCTGAGGAGCATAAACTTCAGAATATGCTTCTACCAAACCGCGAAGTTCTTTAGAGTCCATTTTCACAAATACTTTTTTAAGTATTTATAAATTAAACTAGTTCGATTGGGTAATGTTCAGAATCAATATTGATTGTTTTTTTAGATTTTTTTCTAATACCACTCTCTTTACTTTTTTCAAGTTTTTCTTTTAAGATTTTGATCCACTCAGAAAAATACATTGTCGTTTTCTAAGTATTTATTCAACACCAAGAACTGCGCCGAGATTATCATCAATACTTTGAATAACTGAACGAATATCAGCAATACGAGCGGGAACACTTACTTCATCATAAGTGTATCCTTTTTGTGCATCAAACAGAACTTGACGAACTGCTGCTGCTGCACGAACATCCATTTTAACGGTTACTTGTTTTTCTTTACTCACAGATCTCCCTCCACACGATTTTCAGAACGATAAACATCAAATGCACCTTCAGGATAACGAGCACTCAGTTTTTCATAGTTCATCTGAAGAATTTCTTCAAAATTAGTATCAAGAGCCATACACGCTTGAGCAAGATACCAGCACAAGTCTCCAAGTTCACGTTTCATATGAAAAACGTTCTCTTCATTATAGGGTTTACCTTGAAGGAAAATCTTCTTCACTACTTCAGTAAACTCACCTGCTTCTGCACTCAAACCAAAAGCAGCAGTCAGAAGACGGGGGGTATCAGCATCAGCAGAAGTTTCAAGTTCAGTCAAACGAGCAAGCAGTTGTGCAAAATCACTACTAGCAGGACTTGTAGTTTGGCGAACGAATTCGATATATTTGTTTGTATCAATAACTTTGGTTTCAGACATAGTATACTTAGTGTATCCGTTTTCTAATGTTTCTTTTGTGAGACTAATCAAAACTTAAACCCCTCAAATGATTTTTTAGGTTTCTTTTCTTCATAATCATACTCTTCTTCTTTTCCAGAGTCAAGTATGTCATTTTGGGCAGATTGTTCACAGTCATAGAGACGCATCTTTGCTCTATCAATACCAACTACAAAACGTTTATGAATGGTAGGATCATTATAACGATTCTTAAGTTGTTTGACTAGAATCTGTCCAAGTCCCTCCAACTCTTCAGTGCTAATAAGGGCAAACATAAGATCAGCAGTAGCAGGGAGACCAAAGGATTCAGAAGTATCAGTAAGTTCAACATCAGAGCTACTATTATGTGTGAGAATAGCATTCGCATAGAACAAATGATTTCCTGATACTTCAATATCTATAAGTTCTCTTTCATCAAGTTCTTCAATTTTTATAATTTTTTTAAGCATCATAGAGTTCTTACCTATTCACATTATAACAAAACCACTCACCAAAAGCAAGGTGAGTGGTTGAGAAAGATGTTATGATTTTATCAACCAATAATACTATCTCTCCACTCCTCACTCATATTCACCATAATTGCTTCTGCCGCTTCTTCAGTTTCGGCATATCCTTCATCAAGTAAGTGTGAGAGGATGATATCGTAAATATCTGTTTGCTCACCAAGTTCTCCAAGTGCTTTTGCTTTACGAACTTTATTTGTTCTTAACTCACCGCCAGGGCCCATCTTATCAGAACGAATCCATCGTCTTTCTGCCCTTTCTGCTGCTTTTTCTGGATTATGAATACCTGCTCTGCGAGTAGGAGAAAGTTTTTCTAATGCTTTGTTTTCTTTTTGTTTCTGAAGTCTTCTTTTCTTTTCAAATTGCTTTATATTCATACCTTCATCTAACTCATTCATAACAACTTCCAAATATGCTTCTTGAAGATTGCGAAGTTCTTGTGCGTCCATTTTTTTTTTACACTATAAGTTTATTTATAACCTACCTTTCCTCCAACCACTTTCCAAGAATATTCCTAACTCATCTTGTTTTACAAACTTTCTTTCATTCAACTCTGGATTATAAATCCAAGTTCTACCAACAGAAGATTTAGAAATATTTTTTCTGTGCTCCTCCGTAAGTTTTTGACCTCTTTTACTTTCTGCTATTTTATTTTTAGTTTCTTGTGAGTGATTTGTATTGAACTTTTTATAAACACCAAGAGAGTATCTATGTTTTTTAGTTTTTCTCATTTTTTCTTTTGATTGTGTAGAAAAACTTATTCCATAGTTCCACGCCCTACCATTTCTAATATTCTCTTCTATTAGTTCTTGATTTGCTCCGTGATAGTGTTTCTCATAATTACAAGTTTCATATTTCATATTATATCCACATCCATCTCTATAATGAGATTTATATTTGCGAATATAATAATCTTCTTTTATTCTTGCTTCACTTTCATCAACTTCTTCTATCACTTCAATAGTAAAGTTTCTTTTACCATATTCAATAATAGCATCAGACAGAAGTTTATTTCCTTCGTGCCTTCCAAGAGTGATATGTTCTTGCAATCTTCTATCCAATTCATTTTTAGTCAATCCAACATAATACATATGTGGATTGACTGCTGTGTTGGTAATTAGATAAATCTTTACTTTCATATCAGTAAGTTATACTACTATTATTTATAAGAAGTATAACTTACACATACTATTCTTTTACATAAAGACACATACCTTCTTTCAAACCCCCTTTGATATTCACTTCACCATTTTGAGTTGGGAACAAGTGTTCTTCACTACAAATGATTTCTTTACCATCTTCCAAAGAAATCTTATAAGATTTCTTTTTAGATTTTGGAAAGACATTTAGAACTTCATTATATCCAGTATTAGAAAGCACCAAATCTCCAACTTGAATATTTGAAAGTTCTTTCATACCTTGCGGTGTTTGAACTTGTGTTTTCAAGTCCAAGCAATACCCAGAACGAGTTGTCTGAGTAGCAGAGACAATGGGAACATTGAATTCCACCGCCAAACCGCGAAGTTCCTCAGCAATTGATTTGATATATGAATAAGAATTGACAGAGCTATTTGCCTTATGCCTAGAGGAAGCGCAAATATTAAGGTAGTCAATAAAAATAATATCAGGTCTGAATGATTTCTTAAGTGCCAACTCATTAAGCAGTGCCTTAAAGTGTCCACTATGGGCAGAGGCAGTAGGATACTCTTTAATTATAAGAGTTCCTTGCGTTTTCTTTGAGATGTTTGTGACTTTGTTCTCAAACATCTGGCGTGGTAAATCAACCAGTTGCTGAATCGGGACATTGAGAAGGTTTGCGTCAATTCTTTCTGCAATTCGCTCTTCCGCCATTTCAAGAGTGATATAGAGTACGGACCTGCCCTGTAACAAGACGGAGCTAGCCAGATGACACATAAACAGTGATTTCCCAACACCCGTTCCAGCGAGAGCAATATTGAGAGTCTTGTTAGGTAGACCACCTTTCGTGATTTTGTTGAAATATTCCAGGTCAAACTCAATCTTATCTTCTTTGCGGTGGTAAAATTCATATCGCTCCTCATAGTTCTGAAGATAGTCGTGACCGATATTATTATCAAAACTTACCGCAAGAGCATCAGAAAGAATTGATGGAATGGCATCACGATTCTTCTTTTCATTATTTCCATCAGCAATATGGATTGATTCCATAAGTGCCAAGTAAATGGCACGATCACGGCACCACTTTTCAGTTGTGTCTAACAACCATTGCTTATCTACTGGAGAGTCATTCAGAGATTTATTAATTTCTCTGATTTCTTTGATTTGATCTTCCGTTAAGTCAGTGCGATTCTCTATTTCAATATTGAGTGCTTCAATGGTAATTGCTGAACCATACTTAACAATGAACTGGACAATCTCTTCAAAAATGACCTTCTCGGTCTTTTGCTCAAAATAATCTGGTTGAATGAAAGGTATGACCTTGCGTGAATAGTCTTCATTAAATACTAAGTTTCTGAGAATGGTTGTCTCAATTCGTTCCATAAGAGAATTGTTGTTTCGCGGCAGCATCAAGTTGCTGCATTACTTCTTCGGTAAAATATTGATCAGGATTTTTTAGAATCTCCTTACCGTAAATTTTCTTACCATTAATTTCATAGCGTCCTGCTACATTCTTCCAGAGACCTGCTGTTTCACCAAGTTCAAGAAGACCATAATAACGATCAAGACCACGCTCATCATAATAGAGACGAACTTCTACATCTTGATTTTCTTTACTCAGACGTGACTTAGCAGTCTTTGCCTTGATAATGTTTCCGATAACTTCTGTTCCATCTTTCTCTTTCTTCTTTGAGAGATATATGATAGTAGAAGCGGCATACTTAAGACCACTACCGCCACCCATTTCTTTCGTTGGTACGTAAGCACCGATAACATCGTAGGTGTGGTTTGTTACAATCATAGGAATATTTGCCTGCCCCAACTTTAGAGTGAGCATACGGAAAGCACCTTTGACCAATTGAGATTTGGTCATATCACGAACTTGTTTGTCGTTCAGTGCGTCAGTAATTTCCTTTTCGGTTGAGAGCATTCCAAGAGAGTCTAGCACAAACATACAAGGTTTGCGTTCATCTACTGGTTTTTTTAAGTATAGGTCTACTGCTTTGAGTGCCTTTCCGCGAAACTCTTCAATAGTAACAACATTGACAACCACAAGACGAGAAGTATCAATTCCACGGGATTCTACAAGAGATTTAGTGATAGCAGCCTCAGTATCAAAGTAGAGACAGTAACCATCGGGATGAGTATCAAGAAAGTTCTTAACAACGGCGAGAGAGAAAAAAGTCTTTCCAGTAGAAGACTCTCCAGCAATAGCAGTAATCTTATTCCCAGATACACCACCAAATACACTACCTGAAACCAGTGCATTAAAAATGTATGAACCCGTATCAACATACTTTTCCGTCTCATCAATGTCTGCAGCAAGTTGAGTGTACTCGCCACCAATTTCCTTTACAATGTCTTTAAGAAAGTCCATAAATCACTCAAAAATATAATGTGGATTTTGAAATTTAAAAATCTCTACTTGTTCTTCAGTTTTAAAGAACTTAAAGAGTGTTGTGTTTGGATACTCTTTAAGTTGATATTTTACTTTAATCATCATGCCACCATCCCGTATTCTTCACGAAGTATTTTTTTATAAGGCAAACCTTGTTCTTTAAGTTCTTTTACCAATTTAAGTTTTTGATATAAGGCAGTGTCTCCACCAAGAGCCATTGCTTTTACAATTGTATTCAGTTCTTGATCATTAATAGGCAGATCCATT